CCTCGATCTTCTGGACGCCGGCCGGGGTCTGACGCTTCAGTTCCCGGTTTTCACGCTGAGCTTCACGGAGTTGGTCGCGGAGGTGGCGGAAGGTGGCGCTGTCCTGACCCTCGCCTTGGGGCGGCGCATCCCCCTCGCCGTCGAAGCTGATTAGAACCTCGTCCTCGTCCGCCGGATCGACCGGCAACTCGGACTGGCCTTCGCCCTGCCCCTCCCCGCCTTCCAGCAGTTCGGGTTCCAGGACTTCACCTTCGATGGCGTCTGCCATTTGCCTCATCCCCTCGGCCTTGTTTGCGGCAGGCCGGATGCCGATGGGGGCTATGGATCAGACGCCGAACGAAACAGGGAAAGGGGCTCAGCCGACCGCTTCAGCTTGGGCGCCGAAGATGGAGTTGAGCTTGTGCAGGTTGCCCACTCGCTGCGCCTCCGCCTTCAACTGCGCGTCGATGGTGTCCTTCGTGGCGTCGTGCAGCGCCTGCGCGTGCGCCAGGTCCGTCTCGCGGCCCTTGGCGTGCGCTTCGGCCAGGTTCTTGATCGCCTGCGACTTGCTGAGCTGCGCGTCGGCCTGCGCCTTGACGGTCAGGGCCTGTTCCTTCTCCGTCTGCGCCTGCAGCACCTGCGCCTGAGGCGACGGCGGCTGTTGGCCCTGCTGCTGCGCGGCCTCCGCCATGGCCTGCTGTTCCTGCGGCGTCGGCTTGATCGCGCCCTGCTGGATCAGGCGCTGGCGCCACCAGTCCTTGGCGTCGTCCAGGCCTTCGCCATCCATGTTCATGAAGGCGATGCCCGTCAGCACCTGCGCGCCTTGCGGATCGATCGGGCCGAGCGCTGCAGCCGCGGACATGCAGGCCTTGACGGTCTTGTCCCGGCGGGTCGACGTCGCCTCGGTCACGTCCGCGATCACGTTCAGCTTCGTGCCGGCGATGTCGTTTGCGGCGTAGAGGACACCCTTGGGCGTCGCGCGCTCCTCGCCGAGCGTCGCGAACCCGTGCTGGCCGTCCTCGGTCATGGTCGGGACGCGCCGGCCGACCTCGGCGTAAACCTCCTTGGCCATCGACTGGTAGACTTCGCCGGTCCGCTGCATCGATTGGCGCATGTTGTCCATGTAGGTGAACGACTTGGCGTCGGTGCGGGTGGCGGCGATGTCCATCGCCTCGGCCGAGACGTTGGATTTCACCTCGACCGAATTGTCCGTGTTCGTCGTCAGCTCGGCGATGTCGCTCGCCATGAGCTGAAGTAGCGCCGCCGTAGCGGGCGCCACGCTCGGCGGGTCCAGGGTCCCGAGCGGCCCCTGCAGGATCGTTTCGCCGGTCTCCGAGTTGGTCGTGACCTTGTTCACGAGCACATAGGGCAGACGGTCGATGTTGGCGTTCGCCCATTCGTCTTCGTGGCCCTGCACTTGCTCGGGCGTCAGGATCGGGCGGCCGATCGGCGAGTAGGCGCTGGTCTCCGCCAGGCGCGAGAGGCTGGCGTTGTAGAGCCGCTGCGCGTCCATGCTCAGCGCAACGTGACCGCGCCAGCGCTCCAGGTTGTCGACGTACCAACGCTTGCCGTAGACCGGGATCACGGGGATCTCGGTCCCCGCGATCATCTGGCGCGGCGCCACTTCGCCAGCCAGCGAGAAGGTCAGCTTTTCCACCCGGCAGCGCTTCACCGGCTTGCGGCCCATCTGCCGCCAGCCCTGCGTCTGCATGTCCTTGAAATCGCCGGCCTGAAGCTCCGAGCGCCACAGCTTCTTCCGATCACCCGTCAGGGTGTGCTCGAACGTCAGCCGGTCCTCGGTCTCCTCGATCTTGTGGTAGTACTCGGCGATCCGGACGAGATCGGGCGTGTACCAGTCGTAGTGGGCCTTGAGCAGGTCCTGCGGCCAAGACGCCGGATCGTCCTTGTACGTCTCCTTGTAGGCCGCCGGAGACATCGGCGTGACGACGATGCACCACTTCGCGTCCGACTTGTCGTAGAGCAGCGCGTCAGGGTCGAAGAACACCCGCTGATCGGCATCGGGCAGCACTTCGATCCCGATGCACTGGCTGTCATCGTCTTCGTCGTACTCGTCCACGTAGCGGTTGACGAGACGCCAGGCGCCCATGCCGCCCGTGACGGCCTCCTCGAACCCGCAGTCGAAGGCCTGTTGGCCCTTCGACAGGTAGACGTCGGCCAGGAACAGGCCGTTGAGGGTTTCCGCCGTCTCCTCGTCGCCGGGGTTGTCGTTGACTGTCCGGAACTCCACCGTCAGGCGGTTGGCCCGATAGTCGTCAATGATCTTCTCGGTGCCGCGGGCGACCTTGTTGACCTCAACCATGATGGAGTTGGCGAAGGCGTCGCCCCAAGCGCCTTCCCACTGGGCGCCGGGGATGGTCGCGAAGCGCCGGGCCTGGAGGCTGCGCGCGCGCTCCTCCTGCTGGACGGTGCAGAGCGTGTGGTACTGGTCTAAGGCGCGGTTGAACAGGCCGTCAACGTCCTGCGGCTCGTCGTCGCCCTGTTCGCTCGGATCGGCCATCTTCGCCCCTGCTATCAGGGCTTGGTCGGGCGTTGAACGAAACGCGGCAAGGCGCTAGCGGCGGTTGAAGCCCGTCCGCGTGCTCGGGATGGGCACCTTTGGCGGAGGCGGTTCCGTCCTCGGCTTGACGATGCCAGGGAACAGCTCGGACAGCGCCCAGATCGCCGCATCGGCGCGGTTGGGCGATCCTTCGCCGGTGTAGCCGGCCGTGTTGAAGGCCGTCAGCTCGTTCTCCAGCTCCACGAAGCGGCCGACGTGACGGACCTTCCCCTGCTCGTACAGGACCGAGATCGGATCGGCCCGGACGTGCTTGCCTCGCGTCGCCGTCACCATCTTGAACGGCGTCCGCGGGCGCGAGGCCTGGATGGTGAACTGCACCATGGCGCCGCCATAGTTCACCTCGCCAACGATCAGGTTCGCCTGGTGGCGATCGAACGCCGTCGTGGCCACGCGACCCCAGGTCGCCGGCCCCGCCTTCACCGTGCAGTCCTCCAGCAGATAGGCGATGCCGTCGACGCCGAGGCCGACAACCACGATGCCTATGGCGTCGTTGTCCGCGTTGTCAGTGTCGCCCGCGCCGGACGGGTCGACCGCGACGACCACCCGCACGAAGTCCGGCAGTTCGCCCTCATGCCGGTACTTCTCAATCACCTCGTCCGAGAAAAGCGCGCCAGGGGTCGCGTCAGCGAAGTCGCCATCCCTGAAGCGCTTCCGGTGGCGGGCCGCCATACCCTCAAGCGTCTCCAGGTAGTCGGAGGCGATGTTGGCCGTGTTGTCCTCGGGATTGATCTTGAACGCTTGGTAGTTGTGGGGGTCCTTCAGCGCCTCACTCGTCTCCGGGTCCACCCTCTGGACGAACAGCTTGTAGGTCCAGTGCGCCTTCGACGGCGGGTTCTCGTCGTAGTAGGCGCGCGGCGTCAGGACGCTGGACGCCTGCCCCGGCACCAGTTGCTCAACCTGCTGCGCCAGGCGCGTGAGGGCGACGTTGCGGCTGTCATAGCTGATCTGACTGCACTCATTCAGGTAGATGGTGACGAACTCGGTCCCCAGGATCTTCTCGACCCGTTTGTCATCGTCCAGGCCGCCGAACCAGACCTCAGAGTCCCCATCCAGGTAGGCGAGGCCTTCCTGCTTGTTCATATCCCACTTCACGCCCGGGAAGGCGACGCGCATCACCTTGGGGAAGGTGTCCATCATCACCGCCGCGCGCACGGCGTTGAACCGCTGGCGCAGGATGATGTGACGGGAGTTCTTCGCCTTCAGGCCGCGCATGACCAGGTTGCGCGTCAGGAGGAACGTCTTGCCCGACCGCGACCCGCCGAACAGCATCAGGTGCTTGGCCGGCCCAGCGAGGATCGCCTGCGCCTCGATCTGCTTCGGGGTGAACTGGAACGTCAAATCGTGTCGTCCCCGGTCTGCATCGGGACCAGGGCGACGCCGCCCGAGTGCTCCACCTTGTCCTTGAACATGCCCAGGTGGCGACCGATGTTGACCAGCGCGGCCTGCTTGTCGTGCAGCTTGATCTTCAAGCCGCCCTGCGCCGTCTGACTGACCTCGGCGACCGCACCAGCCGTCTGATCGTCCAGCTTATCACTGTCGACCAACTGCACCTCATTGGTCACCGCGAGCCGCTCAGTCCCATCGTCCTCCTGCACCATGCCGGTGACGTTGGCGCGCCAGATCACGGCGCGGCGGATGTCCGCGAAGCCGATCTTAGCAAGCTCGCGCAGCACCATGTCTTGGGTGATTTCCGTACGCTCGGATCGCGCAGCCATGGCGGCTTGGACAGCCGCCTGGACCTCAACATTCCCCAACAACCTCGGACCCTGCTGCTCAGCCGTCTTGGCGCTGTAGCCCGCACGGATCGCGGCCTGCGTCGCATTCAGGTCGACCAGGTACTCCTCAACGAAAGTCTGCTGTTTGGCGGTCAGTGCCATCAGGCGGCCCTCTCCACCTTTACCGGCTCGTCCAGCAGCACGCGCACCTCGCCCCCGGTGTGCTGGTCATGGGCGATGGCGCAGCGGACGGCTTCGACCGCGTCGGCTCCGTGCTGCATGGCGCCCAGGGCGAAATCTGCGCCCGACCCTATCGCGCAGAACTCGGTGTCGATCGGTCCGGAGAACAGCACGCCGTCATTGGCGATGAACACCTGACCATCGGCATTGACCAGAATGGCGCGCACGTCGGGCGGGACCAGGGTGCGCTCCAGCCTACCATTCAGCCAGTCGCGCATCGCCTCGCCGGCGCCGACGACGTTCGAGGAGACGCCGAGACGGTCGCCGTTCTCGAGACGCCCGATTTTCCACTTCAGGCCGGGTGACGCGCAGTACTTGCCGCCATAGGCCATGCTGTCCGCGGCCAGGACACCGTTGCGGTAGGCGATGGTGGTCAACGGGCCATCCTCCGCCGGATCGCCGATAGCAGCTCGGTCGCGCCGGGCTTGCCCGCCACGTAGGCCTCGATAGCCTCCAGTTCAGCGGCCGTGATGTTGCCGCCGCCCGAGGCGGACAGGTCGAAGCCGCCACCATCGCGGGGCCTGATGCGCAGCATGTCCTTGCCGCGGCGGATCGTGAGTTCGCTTCCGCTCATGCCGCCCTCGACTCCTCGTCTCGCAATTCCCAGGTCCGTGGGCGCCGGCCGTCGTGCTCGACCAGGTTCTGCGCCCTCAAGCGCGAGAGGATGACCCGGATGGAATCCCGGCTTGTGCAGCAGCGATGAGCGATGTCCTCGACGCCGCTAGACCGCTTGGACAGATAGGTCAGCACCTTGGAAGACAGGACGCTGACCTGGCTGTTGAAGGTGAGCGTGGCCATCACTTCGTGCGGCCCTTCGGGGCCGACGACTTGCCGTAGAGCTTCCGGTTTGCCTTGCGGTCGATCTCGGCTTCCTGGCTCTTGCTCAGGTTGCCCTTCTTGACCTGCTGGCTGGCGCGGGCCTTGGCGTTGGCCGCCCGGCCCTTGGTGTCCACTGGATACTTGCGCTCGCCGGGCAGACCGAGCTGCGACGGCTTGAGCGACTTGCGGCGCTTGGTCGAGATGGTCACGGTATGGCTCCCGTGCTGGGGCGGAGCGCCCCGGCTAGACCATTTCTTCGACCTCCAATCCGCGACGCGCCCGGCGTCCTGAAGCGTGGCTATTATGCCGTGATTTCGCTGCGTTTCCAATGTGGAAGGCGGCGCACGACGGGCAGCGATAGACGTAGAGGCCGCCCGTCCCCGGCCGCCCAGCCCTACGCCAGCGGCGCAGAATCTTGTTGGCGACCCGAGGCGAGGTGAACGGCTCTTTGCCGATGCAAGCCGCCACGAACACCAGAGGATTGGTCTTGGTGTCCATGACCGCGCCTCAGGACCACCACACGTCGCCGGTATCGCATCCGACCCCGTTCCAGCGGGCATCCATGATCGACAGCCGGCGGCCGTCATGGCTGGGGTCCATGTCGGCCACGCGATAGGACACGTCTCGCATGAGCGCGGTCCCACCAAGCATGTGGAGGCGCTGCCCCAAGGGTTTGATGGCCCTACGCGCCGCCTCGCCCAGCGGGTTGGCCACGATGTCGTAGGCCGGGTTCTTCGCCGCCTCGCCCAGCATGGTCAGGTTGAAGACTTCGGGCGCCTTCCACGCCCTCGGTGGCCGATTGCCGTCCGCCTCGATGGCGGCCCGCAACAGGATGTCCAGCGCGCGCTCGATGTCGGCCAGTTCCTGCTCAACTGTCGGCCCCCAGGCCGGGCGCTCCGCCTGCGTCTCCATGGCTACAGCCTTGGACATGGGTCTGGTCCCTTCGTGCATGAATGTCCTACGCGTAGGGGGTCCCCCCACGCTTTCCGTGTGGATGACTCCCCATTACAGACACTTACCCACTTATGGCGGATATGACTGATTTCATTGGGGTTTTTGGCGCTAATAAGTGTCCGGAGCCTACGGACAATTGTCCGGACATTTATTCTGGACCGGCCCGCTGAACGGG